GAGCTGACCATACCCGCTCACCTATAAGAAATTCATCTTGAACGCAAGGTTCTGGTATCATAGCATTTTTAATGCCTTTATAATCTGTATCGGGAAGTTTTTGTGGTACTCCCATTCGTTCGATTACTGCTTTGATAAACGCTGGTGAACGATACAATGCCTTAGCAATGTCAGAGGTATTAGAGCCTTCTAAATAGTACTTAACTATTGATTTTTTCTCTAACTCTGTTACTCCTTTGCCTTTGTTCTGTGCTTTTCTTCTAAGTCGGTGGTCTATTGTTTCTTGATGATCTGCTATGATCTTGTTGAGACGAGTTGTATTGTATGCAATATGTAATATCTCACACGCCTCTTTCTTTGTAATAGGTTTCTCTGCAGCGAGTAGTTCTATTACTTTGTTTATGTTTGCTTCTGAGAGTTTTTCTTCTCTTTTCTTTCTAACTGCCATCTTTTAACTCCAAATGATAGTCATTTAATTCTTTTAATTCTTCTTCGTGCATTGCGCCTAATAAAATAATTGCATAATGAATAACTTTATACAAGTCTTTTTCATTTTTGCCGTCTTTCTTTCCAAAACGCTGTGCATATTTTATTATATTACCAATACAAAAACCTTCTCCATGCCCATTCTCAAATACTATCTCTGTAGTTTGAGTCTTTGCTTGAGCATAGTGTTGATTATATGTATTGTCTATGTACTGTCGTAATCTTGACAGTATTAAATCTTCGTTAAATTTATACACGAGTTATCCTTTTTTCATAGTCGGCATAATCCTCGTTCCACCAATGTGGTTTTTCTCGGTGTGACCAAGAGGCAAAGGTTGCCTTATCTAAATGGTAATAATCTCTGTAGCTTTGTACAGGATTATCGTAATCTCTAAGCTCCTCTGGCATTGCCAATCCGAACTTAGTAAATCCTACTCTTTTAAGATGAACTGGCTCAGGTAGTTTGTTTACTACTTCTTCTACAGATTTGTGAAGTTTGCCATATCTATAGTAGTATTCATCATTCAATGCATTTGCATAACAATGAACCCACTCATGGTTGTCCAATGACTCCCTTGCCCAGATTGTGCAGGGATGATTGTACATCATTGGAAGGTAGGGGAAGGGTCGCTCCTCAAGTGGTAAATGCTTAATTTCAGCTTTCACTTTGTTCAGAACTTCTCGTTCGTCTGCATTTAGCGCACGAGGAACATACCCTAGAAACTTGTCAATATAGATTGTTGTGCAAAGAATCTGGGCAGCTTCCAGTGGCATCTTAACAATATGTTTGTCAACATGATACTGTGCTGCCTTATCGAGATCCTCGTCTAAGTAAAATAAATTCATACTTTACTTCCAACATTTATAAATGCCACAAAGACCATCTGCATTTTCTGTAGTTTTACAGTAGGGGCAGACCTTGTCTTTCTTGGCTGGTTTGATTTTTTTAATGTCTTTAAACTTTTTCATAACATATATTATACAAAATTTATGAGGAAAAGTCAAGAATTAAATTTTACTAATCTTTTGAGTTTGGTGTTGATTTGCTTGTTCCAGCATATAGACCAAACCAAGCGGCACCAGCACCCACGATTATACTAATAAGTCCTGATTGCTCGAGTGAGGGTTCTGGTAAATCCATAAACCACATAGTCGCATAGTAAAGTAAGAAGATGTAAACACTAAGAAAAGCTCGGGGAAATATCCTCCAGCTATCTACTGCGGCGGCTAAGTGCATCCACTTTTGCCACGGATTTACTTTATCTTCATTTTCTAGCATAAAGATTTTTTGTTTCAGGTCATTGTTTTCCTGAATCATTTCCATAAACTTAGATAAGTCTATTTCTACTTCATTGCGATCCATATCCCCACTAAATTGTCCACTAGGCATGTTCATATCTTATCCTTAGCTATTCTTAGCGCTTTCTTTTGCTTTACCAACATTGATAGCAAACCAGTCAAGAATTTTATATAATTTCCCAACTAACTTATCATCTGCTGGAGTAGGCGTTAACGCTGCTATGATTGAAGCACCCATGACTAACCATGGTATAACTTGAATCCATCCTATAACCCATTGTAAGAATCCTAACATTCTTCTCTCCTAATCCTCTTACGAGGCTCAGCCTTGTTTCAAGGCATATTCTATAGCTTTCAACCATACTTCATCATCAGCGATAATACAGTCGATAGCTTCATAACCTAATTCTTTTGCAGCTAAAAGGTATTCACACCCTCTCATGCAAATAAAAGGTTCTTTAATGTAGGGCTGATCGCCGTCCATTGTTAGGTCCTTGTGATTAGAAACTAACAATAGAAGTGGATCTCGCAATCCTACAAGTGCAACTCCATCTGCAAGAAATTCTTCCTCAGTTTCATTTGCACATTTGATCTTGTCCAGTTGAACTGGAATTGGTTCATACTCTGCTTCTTCTAAGTAGTTTCTTACAAGATAAGCAGATACTCGTCTAGTTTTTGAACTTAATGTTCTTTGAATGTTTATACGTTTTCCTCTAATTTTTCAATTCTTTGCACTAAAGGTTTATACCCATCAAAACTTTCAATTCCGCACTTAGGATGTGCGATTGCTTCAAGGGCTACTATTCTTTCCTCTAGTTCTTCACACCAATCTTCGATTATTTCTAATCTTTCTTGTAAGTGTGGGTGCTTTTCAAAGTATCGAGCACCTTTCATTGCGTCTCTATAAGCGAGACACTTCCTAATAAAACCGAACATTACTTTTCAGTATTTAACGGCTCAGTGGTTACTTTTCTATAGTAAACTACTACATCTTTTAGTTCTGTTATGTATCTTTGTAATTCTTTCATATTGAGAGCCATAACTTCATAATCTGGTACAGTCATTGCTAAGAATACTAACTCACCTTCTTGTTCTTCAATTCTTTTAAGTTGATCTTCCCAATTGTCAGGCGTAACTACTATCCAAGAAGGGTTTGTTAACTCAATTTCACGAGGCATGATTGGTTGAACAATCTGTCTCTCTATTGGTTTTGCACTTACTTCTATTGTTCTAGTTGGTAACAGACTGCAACTGGAGACCATCATCAAGATCGTCAACGGCAGAACTGAGTTTCTGAATTTCTTCGAAGGCATGTTTTGTTCCATTGTTTATTTTCCTTTCCATTTCCACTGGATTTTCCAGTATTTTTGCTGTTAGTTTATATTCTTTAATGAAATTACTGTATCTCATTAACTCTCTTTGAATTTCTTGACTTTTCAATGTCATACTTTGTAACTGTTCTGTCTGCAAAGTAAAATCCTTTTGCATGGTCGCAATGGCTTCTTCTTGAGTTGCTATTGCACCTTCTAGTTTTGCATTGTTTGCTTTCAATGTTTCATTCTCTGTGTAGAGCCAATAACTTGCCCCACCAAGAACTAGACAAAAAGCTAATAACATTTGATTCATACTATTTGTTCCTCTCTCGCTTTCTTTGCAGTGTATTTTGTTCCTGTCTTTCTACCATAATAAGGTTGTTTTTGAATTCCTTTTGTTCCTTCTGCTGTTAATACTAATAAAGCAATTCCAGCTATATTTAACATAACCATAAATCCAAAACCTACTAAAACTCCATCCATTATACGTCCTCGATTTTATAGTTAAGTCCATTTGCACCTGAGAATTGTACTACTTCTCCACTCTCAGTTCGAAATTTTAAAAACTTCTCTTTTTGAGAAATTATCTTTTTTGCTATAAATACTTGGTCGTCTGAATCTCCCCATACATTATTATAACTTACAGTCACTTTATAGTGGGGTACAAACTTGCTCTTTAACCATATCCACCACCTTTTGATGGCGGCGAAGAATTGTTTTATTTTGTCCAATATTGCTCTCCAACTGGTTTAATTTTTGCCAGTTTGCTAACTCGATGTTTCGAGTTATTTCTAACTCAATTACATACTGTCTATATAAATAATAATTAAAGCATAATGCTACCCATACGAGTAGCACTAAAACTTTATTTAGGTTGATGTTGATGATGAAGTAGAAGTAGAACTACTAGTTGTAGTACTCGTAGCTGTTACAGTCGTAGTTTCAGTTGTAGTATTCAACTCGTCTATAATTGCTTGTTCTGTAGAAGTAGTACTTGTAGTTTCTGTACTTGTACCTGTCAAAGCTTCAGCAACTGCTGTAAGCACTGCTGCTGTCTGAGTAACTTGGGTTACATCTACTGCATTATCTGGTACTACTGTTTCCTGTATCGGTACTATTTCTGGTTCTTCTTCTTTTACATCTTTGGGTTGTTCATTATATCCCCAAATTAATAACATAATTAATAAAATATCCATTATTTCTCCTTACTTTNTTTTAAAAGATGAATTGCTTCTTCTATGTATTCTTCAAGAGTCATTCCTCTTTTCTTTGCGTGTTCTGCTGCTGCAACTAGTTGCTCGTTTGTAAAGATTATTTTTTCAGACATTTGACCAATCTTTTCCTTCAAAGAGTAAAGCTTCTGCTTCACGCCTTCGAATAAGTCCTTCTAAGACTTTTCCATTTGCTTTGTTCCATCTTTTAATTTGCTCAGGTACTGCATCATAGTCAGCATTGTTTAGAACTTTTAAAAGAGTTGAACTTCGAAGATTGGAAGGTCCAAGATTGTATGTCCATGATACCATTGCATCAAACATGCACTGGTCTAGTTGATTATTGACTGCTGAAAGAACATGGTTTTCGTACTCTGCTAATTCCTCTATGAGTAATTCTTCTGCACGCTCCTTTGTTATGGTTTGTCCTTCTTCTACACCTTTTGTATGACCATATCCAATTGTCCATACACCTGCGGCACATTTATATGCCTCAAGTTCTAGTCCTTCAAATTTTTTGATAAGAGCTAATCCTTCTTGTGATATCTTCATAATGTAAAACTTTCTCCACACCCGCAACGGGCTACTTCGTTTGGACTTTTGATTTCAAACCATTGGTTTAATCCATCTTCTTTCCAATCAATATTTAATGAATCCACATAACTGAATGTCATGGGATCTACAGCGATAACTTCATAGAATACCGCATCACCTGAAACATTTGGTTCTTCCAAATAACTCAGGTCATACGAAAATCCATTACACCCGCTGGGTTTGAGAGTTAATCTAACTCCCCACACTTGCTTCTCTTTTATGCGTTGTTTCATCACTTCGAGAGCCTTTTCTGTTATATCTATCATATATTAGTAATTAATGCGAGTGGGCAGTTGCCTGCCCTCTCGACTTAGGTCTTGACTTGTACTAAAACAATTGTCCTGTACTTGCTATAACAGCAATTCCAAACATACAGCCTAGGAACATTGTTCCTACTGCATCCTGTACGTCCTCATGTTTTTGTACTTGTCTAAAACTATTTATTATATACTTCATTTAATATCCAATACTTTACGATTGGAGTTCGGAGTTTTAGACAGCGCGATAGTCAATAGTCCATCTGTTAGTTCAACATCGTCAACTTTTAAGTCCGCGTTTAACATAAACTTACGCTCAAAAGATTTAAGACTCAGACCTTGATGAGAGAATCTTTCACTCTCACTCAGTTTTCGTTCTTTTTTCCCCTTGATGAGCAATTCATTATCTTCGTGAATTAACTCAAGTTCTTTCTTAGACCAACCTGGCACTGCAACCTCTATTCGAAAGTTGCCTGTGTCCACATTCTCTACAATGTTATATCTTGGATATGATGTATCAGTGTTGTGTAACAACCACTCATTGTTCATACCAAGCCAAAATTTACTAATATCAATCGTCATATTATTCTCCTAATTTCCTTTTTCAGTAAAACTATGCCCACCCTTGCGGTGTGGACGCCATTGTGCAAGAAACCCTTCTTACACTTATGTATATTATACTAAAAAAGAGACCAAAAGTCAACAACTATTTTTTAATTAGTCCTCGAAATCTATCTTTCCCTGTGCTTTCATATAGTCCAGCGTACTTCCGATTCCTTCCTTTCTTCCGTAAGCGTACGCTGCGTATATACTTACTACTAATATTATAAGATATGCTACATCTATGTTCATAATTTTCTCCATAAGATATTATTATACAGAATTTCTAACCATAAGTCAAGTATAAAATCAAGGAAAGGTAAAAATAGTTGTTGACAGATGGTTCTCAATTTGTTATAATATAGTCATGTTGTATAAAAGAGGTAAATGGTCTACTAAAGAGCGTCAAACGCTAAAAGACCTATACAATACAATACCGATAGACGAGTTATCTTCTCGACTTCTANGAGCACCGAGTCAGATAACTTCCCAAATTAATTATCTTCGAAAAAGAGGATGGGCGTTTCACAGGAGAAAAGATGGAAGTAATAGAATTTCCCAGAATGAAAAAAGCTGATGATACGGCACAGAAACTTACTGAATTACTAGTAATCGAGTGCCAAAAACTAGGAATAGATACTATGAATCAGGACTTTGCCTTCGACATGGCATGGACTCACAAATTCATAAAAGCTACGATTGACAAACAGTTTAACATTGCAAATGACCTGTGCCGCCTTACAAGAGCGCAAGGATTAGATGAGAGTTGAATGTAAAAATATGCCCGTTGATAGGGCAATCAGAATTTTAAGACGCAAGTTCGAGAAGGACGAGCGCAAAAACCGAATTCGAGATCTCGAATTCTACGAAAAACCCACAGCGAAACGAAAAAGAATGAAAGCTGCCGCAGTCAAAAGACAGCAAAAGATAACGAGAGAGTTTCGTAAATATACTGCAAGACGACCAAAGCATGAGAGATATTGAAAGGAAAGCACTATTGTTTTTCGAAAAAATGTTTGAAACTTTGTTTCTTACTCTCGTTTGGTTCTTACTGGTGCTCAATGCTCTCAAGGAGTCTTTTGAACACACTCGTTTTGTAAGAGATATAATTTCTCTTTATACAAAAGC